ATGATCACACGGCAGTGGAGCGCGTTGTTTTCAATGGAAAAGGCCGAGGTCTGCCGGCCATTTGCAGCCGAGGGCCTGAGCGGGGCGGAGATGGCGCTGCGCATATCCGCGATGTATGGGCGGGTGTCGCGCAACGCGGTGATCGGCGCGTGCAACCGGAACGGCATTTTCCTCGATAATCCGTTGCGGGGCAGGCGGACCAAGGGCCCGTCGGCAAAAGCCAAGAACACTGCGCAGGCAAAAGCCTCGTGTACGGGCGCGCGCAAGACCACTAAAAACACCAGAAAAACCTACCCGCAGATGGAGAGCCTGGCGGCGGCGGCCGGGAGGAGCGGGCGGAGCTCAATTGCAGCAGCACGCGGCCCGGCGAGCCGGTTGCTTTTGACGAGCTTGGGGCCCGGTCCTGCCGCTGGCCGGTCTGGGGGTTGACGAGACAACAGAAAAGGGCGGGTTCTATTGCGGCGCGGCCTGCGCGGCGGATGCTGCCTATTGCCCGGCGCACAGCCGCCTTGCCTGTGCGGCGCCGGTGCTTGGTGTCAGCGAAGACAAGGCCGAGTGATGGGGAAGCGGTCACACGTAAACGCAGACACGAGCATCACTAGCGCTCTACTGACAACCTCCTTTTTTGCGATGTTGTTGACGAGTCAGTATTCGTTAGTTTTCGCATTTCGGCGGGACGGTGTAACCTTCCAGCCACTTGTCATTCCAGTTAGGCACTTCTTGAGGTCGATCAACCATCAGTATCGTCATACCCTGCGGAGCGTTCTTGGCAGGATTATCAACATATGCCCAAATGCCATCCATTTGCGTCGTATTGTCAACTACAATCCCATCGAGGTTTGCTCCCGACACATCTATGTTTATGAGTTTTGCCCCCGAGAAATCGACTGCCCTCAAGTCCGCATTTGTAAAATCCGACTTGTAAAGCTCTGCCTGCTTGAACTCAGCATTTTGAGGCGTTTCTACGGTTTTGTTCAAAAAGTAAGCGTCTGTGAAATTTACTTTGTAAAGGCACGTACTGTTGTAAATAGTCCCGTAGTTTCTGGAGCCTTTTAGACTGGTTTTATAGAGAAACCCATCCGAAATGCTTGCCCTGTCGAGAAGCACTTCGCCCCAGTCAGCATTGTATGCGGTAACCCGGTCAAGCTTAGCATCGAGCAGTTGAGCCCGGAACAGGTTCGATCCGTTCAGTTGGGCACCTGGCAACAGAAGGTCCCAAAGATACACACCTTCATTGAGGTAATCTCCGTTCTCGTCCTTTTCAGACTGGGCCAAATGAATGCCACGCAAACTTTCAAATTCTTTCCAGCATTTCCCGTAAACCGGAAGATCAATTCCGAACGGAAGACAACCTTGTCTGCTATTAAGGTATTCAAGCGCGCTTCGTTTACCGCTGTTTCCTGGGGCTTGTGTGGTCAGCAACTGCCAAGCCCGCGCAGCACGTTCGTCTTGTCTTTCTTTCAGTTCGAAAAGAAACATGAAGGCGGCAACAAAAAGTCCCATAAAGCCGAGCGCTTCGATACCGACAATAAACCAGGAGTCGCGAAATCGACGAGCTTTTCGGTCGAGCTTACTTTTTTGGCTTTCTTGGTTTTTTTCAAACTCATTCAAAGAGCTAACGATCGCCTGCTGCAAAACCCTCTTGTCTATTCTATTCAACCTGTGTGCGGTTCGAGGCGTTCTAAAGGGCAGGCGGATGTTGGGTCGGCGTTTCATAATTTCACCACAATCAAAAGTAGCAATTTCTCGATAAAACCAAGCCCTGACGCGTTGCGCAAGTCTCACGATCCAGTCGGGTGGGCCGCGTGATGGGGAAGCGGTCGGACTTTCAGCGTGTGAAGAACGAGTATTACCGGACGTTCGATCCGCGTGCCTGTGCGCCGCTTGGGCCGTTGCTGCAGCATTATGGCGTTACCGACTATGCCGAGCCGTGCTGCGGGCTGGGGGATCTGATCTGGCAGCTGAAAGGGCTCGGGCTCAAATGCCTTGCCCGTTATGACATCAACCCGCGCCGGCCGGGCATTCCCTTTGGCGATGCACTGACGCTTTCAAAGGCGGATCTGAACGGGGCAGGCAACATCATCAGCAATCCGCCGTGGCTGCGGCCGATCCTGCATGCGCTGATTGCCCGGTTTGCCGCGATGGTGCCGACCTGGTTCCTGTTCGACGCGAACTGGCTGCACACCAAACAATCCGCGCCGTTCATGGATTTTTGCACCGATGTTCTGTCGGTCGGCAAGCTGCGCTTTCTCCCGTGCACCAATCAGGACGGCAAGGACAATTGCGCCTGGTACCGGTTCGACCGGGAGGCAGCAGGAAAGCCGACGGTTTTTCATGGGAGGGTGGGGTGATGTTAGCCGCTATTGAGCGATTGTTCCCATTCCTCAATTTGTTTGTCGGTCTCTTGCTTCGTGAAGTGCCAGCTCGGACTGTGATCAACCGCGTACTGCTTGCGATCCTTGAAAATTTCGCGGAGAGGCCTGTTGAATTTCTCCAGATCTTTCGCAAGGTGCGAAAGGTGGATGCCAAGACGGTCAGCCGAAGCAGCCTTATCGAATGCAAACGCTTTCTGTCGGTTTGTTTGAGCTTCAATTTGGCGCAAAGATTGAAAGAATCCTTTGTAGCGCCCCTTTTCGACTGCAGGAAGGACATCAGACAACCCTTCGTTTTCGAGAATTTTGGAGTCTTCGAAAGCAACCCACACTCTGTCTCTCGCCATGATGAAGGCCTGCCGTTTCTCGCCATCGTCCATTCGATCATCAATCGAATATTCCAAAATTCGCCATGCTTGATTGATTTCGTTCAGAAAGTCGCTGAGCTCCTGATCAAGAAGTTGTTTGGCCTGATTTTCGTTGATTCGACTAATCTTGATTTGGTCTTGAATGCCCTTCCAAGCGAGGACACCGAGAGGAATGGCAACAATAGCAGCCACCCAGCCGCTCATTGCCCCAATCCATTCGCGTGTATTGTCGTAGCCGCCAAGCCAAACACCGATAATTATGCCCAAAAGAAGGAAGCCAAGAAGCATCGCCCCATAGGCAAATTCGTCAGCTGTTGGTTGTCTGATCATGCCTTCAAACTCTGTTGCAACTCAAACTTGCTGAATTTTATCAGATTCGGTGAGCTCGCGGAGGTGGCGGAATGAATCCGTACCTCCTCCCCGACAACAAGGTGCAGATCGCCTTCAGTGGTGGGCGAACAAGTGCTTACATGTTGCACCAAATCCTTGAGGCGAACGGTGACTTGCCGGATCGAGTGAGGGTCACGTTTCAAAATACTGGCCGTGAGCGACCTGAGACGCTGGATTTCGTTCAAGAGTGCGGCACTCGGTGGGACGTCGACGTCACATGGCTGGAATTTCGTCCGAGCAAAAAACAGCGTAACCCGTTTAAAGAAGCCGACTTTCGTGAACAATACCAAAGAATTTTCGGGCGTGCTCGTCTCGAGTACATGACCAATTGGTGGGAAGACAACGCGACGGATCTCAAATATGCGGTTGTCAATCACAACAGCGCATCGAGGTACAGCGAGCCATTCGAGGCTTTGATCCTCTCGAAAATGTATCTGCCCAACCAGCAGGCGCGCTTCTGCACCATCGAGATGAAGGTTCGAACCGCGAAACGTTTCCTTATGTCTCTTGGATGGGAGTATTGGACCAATTGCGTCGGCTTCCGTGCGGATGAACCTCATCGGTTAAACAAGCCGAAACCGAGGGATCGTTGGACTGTCTGGCATCCTCTAGCGGACGCTCTGATCAGCAAGCATCACGTCGCGGCGTTTTGGCTTCACCAGGTCTTTGACCTCCAACTGCCGAACGTTCGCGGCAACTGCTGGCTTGGGAACTGCGATGGCTGTTTCCTCAAAAGCGAAGCCAGTGTCGCTGCATTCACTCGAGATTTCCCGATCGATGCTTTTTGGTGGGAAGGCATGGAGAGTCTTGTTTCGTGGAGTACAGGAAGCTCCTCCGCTGCTTTCTGGTCGAAACGCTACACCCGCCGTGAAATGCGCGAGTACATGGAGCGCCAGGGTGATTGGGCCCTTTCAACTGATGGAGTGCTTTGCCAGGCCGTTCATGGGGAGTGCGTCGCATGACTTGCGTACTCACTGTTGTCGGCGTTGAGTCGCGCGAAACGCCGGAGGTCTCCCAACTCCCGGCCGTCACCACCGTCGAGGCGCTAAGTGCAGCCGTGCTGAGCGCGTGGGAGCGGCATCTGGCGACGCTGGAAGTTCTGGAACGGGCGCAGGTCGGGGCTGAAGGGGAGGCGGTGTGATGGCTCACGGCTTATTCGAGATCAATATCATAACTGTCATCTTCGAGATCAAAATCGAGCCAGTCTTCTGTTGGAATGACAACTACTTCTGGCCAAAACAAAACCATGCGGTCGACGAAATCCCCCCAATCCTCTCCTTCTTTTCGCTTTCCAACTTGACACGCGAGATGATCTGGCAACCCGTCCGGCATAGACTTTTCGTAGGACCACGTTTCAATGAACTTGCAATTTTTCAGAATAGCAAAATCCAACCTGGCGTCAGAAATTTCAGTGCGCTCGATTACTGCATTTGCAAGGTTTGCGGAAATCAGAGATGTATCCGCAAGACTTGTTCGACCAAACACTGCTTTTTTCAACCTTGCGGAACTAAAATTCGCGCCATTCAAGATTGCTCCGTTGAAAAATGCACCTGTCAAGTCCGCTTCATGCAAATTAGCTCTATTGAGTTTCGTCCACCGGCAAGTGACGCCAGAAAGATTTGCGTTGCGAAGTATCGCGCCGGTCAAGTTGGCATCGTCCAGATTGGAGTTTGCCAAATTTGCACCACGCAAATTCGCACCCGAAAGGTTGAGGCTTGTCAGAACGGTACTTTCGAAGAGCGCGTATCGAAAGTCCGGCCTCCAGTTGTGTCTTTGCTCGAGTTTCGCTGCTCGACGCACCGTGTTGCGCAAGAGGCTTACATTCTCCAAAGCCTTCTGAAGATCATGTGGAAGGGGGGAATATTGGGATTTACCCTCGTTGATTATTTCCCGGGTTTTGGAGTTTTCACGGATGAAATCACAAAGAAGATCCAGCACAAGAAGATAAGTATCATCAGGGTCGCTCGCCGCCAGTTCTCGCAATACATAAACGCCGGCCAAACGGACGGACAATTCATCGCTTTCGAGCATTTGAGCGCCTCTCTGAAATCGGTCGATCATCAATCCCACTTCGGACAACAAGTGCTGTTTGTTGGCAGTACGAGCTTGCTGGTGCGCCGTCCAAGAGCGCCAACCGGCGAGCGGCAGAGCGATCAACGCCAAAAACAAAAGGCCAAAATTCCGGAAGATGACGGATCGATCAAAATTGCCGTCGCTAGAGCCCCAATATTTCTAGGTCCACTCAATGTCACTTGCGCGAAGCAACAGCAGGATGAGACCGAGGCCAACAAAGCCAAGGACGATGCCAGAGACCAGTGCTTCAGGTGCCCGAAAACCGGATTCCGTTTGTGTCGCCAATTCGGACGGTCGGTCCGACGGATCGGGTTCGTTCATCGGTGTCGCGCCCAAAACAGATTTAATAACAGGTTCATAAAACCAGAGCGTGCGCGCCTCTGCAACTGGAAGGCGGCGGCATGAGCGAACGAGCGGTTGCCTGGGCGTCCGGGCAGGACCTGACAAGCCGAACAGCGCGGGATGTGCTGCAGGCCCTGGCGCAAAGCCACGAGGTTGGCGGCCTGTGCCTTTTGACCATGGATCTCTGCCGCAAGGCGAAGATGGACCATTTCAGCTGCGTGTCAGCACTGTGGTTCCTGCGCAATCGCGGACTGATCGGCGCCGAGGGGATCGGCGGGCTGATGTCCGTCACGCTTGGCTGTGACTTTGACGACGAACCGGCGCCTGTTTCCGCGTTGCCGCAGGAAGAGGAAGTTACCCGGTGAGCCACAAGGCTACCAAATTGGGCGGTGGAGCAGCGAGGCCTGAAGCCGGCAGCCAAAGTGGTCCTTTGGCATCTGGCGGACCGTCACAACACTGATCTGGGCTGTTTTCCAAGCCAGGAATTGCTTGCGCGTGATTGTGAAATGAGCCGGTCCACGCTGAACCTTCACCTCAACACGCTGGAAGACCGTGGGTTGATCCGGCGCGAGCAGCGCAGGAACGAAGACACCAGAAAGCAGCTGAACACACGTTACAAACTCGCATTCGAGGACGATTTCGAGCCCGTGAACACGGAAATCCCGTGTCCGAAATTCGGACACTAACCCTGTAAGGGAACCAGGAACTCAACCCGGAAGCGCGCAGGCGCGCGAGAGAGGGCCTGAAAAGAGAACGGATCAACACATTGAAAAGCTGTTCTGGAAGCTGGTGAAGGACTGGCCGCAGCTGAAATGCATGCCGAAGGCAAAGGCACGCGTGCCTTTCGAGCAGTTGAGCGAAGAGGAGCAGGACCTAGCGCTGGAAAAGCGGGACGTCTGGATCGCTCTCCTGAAATCGCAAGGCAAGGATCACTTTCCGGCGCCATCGACCTATTGCCGGGAAAAGCTCTGGAAGGAAATCCCGGAAGGCTTCGGAAAGAGTGCTCCGCAGGGAGAAACCTCGGTTGCACCGCCGTTCGGCAAGGCATGGGGCGCGGCCCGGTTCGCCTGTCTGATGCTGGAGCCCACGGGATCGCCGCCAAAACTCACGATGGCGCAGGAGCAAATGATTGATCAGGGCCTCTACAGCCGGGACGATCTCCTGCGCGAAAAACGCGCCATGAACGGCTGGCCGCGCGTCAACACGATGCACGAGCGGGCGATCCGCAGGCGCCTGGGTGTTGCCTGTGATCCGGCATTGGCGGGGCTTACGGATCTGTTCGGGAAGGTGCATCGCGATTCCACGGCCTGGATTGCCTGGCGTGATCTTCACGCGAAAAAGGGTTGGCCCTGGTTCGGGCCAGACCGGGATTGTCCGGAATGGGTGTGGATGCCGGCGCCGCCGGATGGGCCCGAAACCTATTCAAACCCTTTCGCCGAAGTCAGGGCAGCACTTGCGCGGTTCGAGGCGGAACATGCAAACCTCACACAAAGGCAGGCTGCAGAATGAGCGCGCAGAGGAAAAAGCTGAGCACGGAGATTGAGCTTCTGAAGGCGCTGGTCAGGGGTTATCCACTGCTGTGGTGTGTGGTTCATGCCAACCCGAAATGCGAGCGGCGGGCGTTCATGGGGCTGATCGAGGCGGGGGTGATCGCGCATCTGCCGGAGGAGAGCTTCGAGCGGAAGCAGCCGCGCTCGAAGAAGAAAATCACGCTGAAGAAGCCGATGTTCTGCCGCTATCTGTTCGCCGGGATCGACGTGAATGCCGGGCAGGACTTTTCCCTGGTGCGCAAGTGCGACGGGGTGGAAGGCATTCTATCGATTGAGGAAAACGGCAAGCCGTATCTTCTGGAGGCGTCCGAGATGGTGTCGCTGATCGACCGGCTGAACACGGAAAAGCGCATTGCGGACGGCTCGTTCATCCAGGTCGGCAAGGTGCTGCAGCTGATCAAGGGCCCGTTTGCCGGCTTCGATGTGGAGATCACGGGATACGAGCAGGCGCGCGAGATGTTCCGGGGCGAGGTGAGTGTGTTTGGACGGCGGACAGCGCTGACGGCTTCTGTTGACGACCTGGGACGTTGACCATATTTCTGAAGTCAGGACGATTCGTCGGATCCTTCGGACCTGATGCTGGCGCAAGGCCAGACGCGAATAGGCGACCGAAGCGGTGGACCCAGCCAACGAAAGACGCAAGATTTGCGGAGTTGGTGTGATGGGGTTGTATGGCGGGAGATGTTCGAGAGATTTCTTCTATTGTCAAGTGTTTCCGCTAAGTACGTGAATGGTTAGCCAAGGCGGCCATTGTTTCAGGCGTCAGTCAAGTGAGAAGAAGCAGATGCACGCTGTAAACATGCAAAATGCATCTTGCGGATCAGTGCGAAAATTGCCTCTAGAGCTAATAGCATCCTTTGTGCAACTGGCGCCTACACGTTGCCTGCGCCGTTGTAAAACTCCGTTGCTAAATGTAAGAGTCGTGTACCGGCTTAAGCCTTTGAATTTTTATCCACCAAAGGAGTGGTTCATTGGTCATGATTTTGTACTATACACTTAGTCGCAGGCATTAATGAACTGGACGGCGATCCCAGTGGCTATAGGTTTTTGACCATCAATTTGCACTTTCCAAGTAATAATCCAAGTCTTTTTGCACCAAAAATCCTTTGAGTAAACAGCAGCCTGCTGGTTTGGAAGATAACTCCAAGACGGCTCGAATCCTAAGTCCAATAATCTTTGATAAAATTCACCAAGGGGTAAATTCTCTAGTTTTTCTGCCTCAAGTCCGGGAAAGGCATTTTGTGGTGCCAAGGAGTTCGCATACACCGTCAGCATCAACAATAAGCTTGCGCTGAAGAATGTTAACTGGAATAGTTTTTTTGAACCTAGAGTTGTCATTCTAGCGAGTTTTCTGATGGTTGATCTTCCGGCTCCAATTAGCATATCCCCTTTGGCTTCTCCACCGACAGTTTTTAGAGCTTGGGCGGGACAATATGGTGTAACGCATGGCTTCACAACTCAACTTCCTAACAGCCCCAACGGGCGATTAGAATTCCAAAATACACCGCAGCAAGATGCTTATAGGCATAGCCTTGTTATGGGTGCTCATTATCTCAATCTAGTTCAAAGCCCAACGGGCGAACCATTGTCGAAAGATGAAATAGATTTCGTTATTTCCAGAACACCAAATGAACATGGTCTAGTGATGGGATATCTCAATGAGGAATTTGCCTCAAATCCATTGAATCATCACCTACAAGACTATTGGAACAACTATGAAGGTATCTTGCTGGCAAAAGCAGCCGTGCATACTTATTCTGGTGTGATTAGCAACGATCAATGGGCGGACTTTGTTGCGAAAGCATTAATAAATAATCCAGGACGATTTATTTTGAGTCTTAATGACCCACGTCTTTCCCCGTCAAAGTATGACGTAAACCGTCTTCCTCCTGAGATAGGAGCACCTGAATTAATTAAAAAGTTATTCTCAAAATTTTATAGTATTGATCGCTGCTTCCTCTCAGGCACGATGATTGACATGTGGCCGGCTGAAGCTGGTTTAAGGCCAGACGCAGAAGGTCTCTATGACGAAGAAGAGGTCCGGGCGAAAGTCTGGCAAAAACCAATTGAAGAAGTGACCGTGAAAGATTGGGTGCTTTCATTTGACCAGGACGGCAACCTCAAGCCTGGAAGAGTCAAACAGACATTCGAAAACGAAGCCAAAATCATTCTGGATTTTCACGGAACGTTCGTAACACCTGCGCACGTCTATTACTGCGCTGGCGGCACATATGAGGGAAAGTTTGTTCCCCTTATCGACATTCTGCGGGATGACGGTGTTGTCGAACATGCGGATGGGTCGCTCATTCGGGCGTCCACCGGCTGCGAAGTTGGCTCGGAAGACGACAAGCTGTTCTGGGCATTTCTGCTCTATGAAGACGAAAACGGCATGGAATGCGTTCGTGAAAAGCGGCAACTGCGCTTGGGTGCGCGCTGGATGATGCCGAATGGTAAACACTTCTCCATGCGCGAATATATGGAAGGCTGTGGCATTGAGCTTGTCGAATCCGGAGAGCTTGAAGGCTATGTGCGTTTCAAGAAAACAGGACTGACAACGGTGTTTGCGTGGACGCTTTCTGACACGCTTCCGAGTCCGGAAGACTTTGTGCTGAGACGGTCACAGACAACGCTTGAGGACATTTACAGGGCCTCGGAGTGGGAAAGCGTGCATCCGCAAATGCCCGCGCCTGTAATTATGGATAGCGGGCCGGTTCAGCCGCTCTCCGTTCAGCAATTCGACGATATGCCCCGGAACAACCCGATTGGTTTTCAGAACAACTCACCCTCAAGTGAATTAAAGCTGAACCGGAAAGCCCGTAAGGCGGAAGCTGCCCGGCAAAGGAAAACCAAGAAGGCACGACAGAAGGCAGACAAAGCCATGGGCACACTGCACTAATTTTTGATTGCAATGACGACGGGCTATTTGCCCGTCGCTCATCATAGATCGATGCAAAAGTTATGATTTCTGCACCAACACATGGGGTTTCCATGGCAGAAGACGCGGCTCGCAGCGATGCGGGCCTTTTTCATTTCAGGTTTAGGGACCGTATCCCTCCAAACGCAAAACGGGGGGACTGAGCGTTTAATGTCGCCAGTCTGACCCTAAATTCAAAGCCTAAACTCGGCTAAACTCCTAAACTCAGCCCTAAACTCCTAAAGTCGCGCAGCACGCCGGAGCGAACCTGTGACAGCACACGCGGGCGAAAACGCCGTTGTTACCAAGGCCGAATTCGCCAAATACATCAAAGTAAGCCGCAGCCGCGTGTCGCAGTATATCGCCGAGGGCAAGATCTACGGCGAAGCGTTGGTTGGATGGGGGCGCGGCTCGAGGATCAACCGGCCGATCGCGCAGGAGCAGCTGCGCAAGGCGCTGAACATTGGCCAGATGCTCGGCAACGGGCTGGAAACCAGGCTTGCCGGTCCGCCGCAACCGGCAGAACCGACCTTCGACCAGGTGCCGCCGCAAGGCGAAGAACCCAAGCCTGAATTGCCGGATCCACGGGTTCCCTCGGTCGAGGACAAGCTCAAGCAGGAACGGCTGTTTCAGGAACAAATCCGAAGCCGGAAGGCGGCAGAGGACGAAGAGAAGCGCAAGGGCCGGTTCACGCCGACCGAAGAAGTCAGGGCCAGCAACACCCGGATCGCGGTCCAGATGATCCAGACATTCGAGGGTTCCTTGCCGACCATGGCCGCGAAAATCGCCTCGAAATTCGAACTGCCGGTCCGCGACGTGCTCCATGAGCTGCGGTCTGAGTTTACCGAGATGCGCGGACGGGCGGCGGAAGCTTCCAGGGCGAAGGCAGAAGCCCTGCCGGCGACTGTCGAGACGAATATCGGCGAGACGGAGATCGGCGAGACGATGATGGAAGCAGCCGAGTGAATTTCCATGTCGCGCTAACGGCGAACCCGGAGCGGCTAGCCTATGACGCCATGGCAGATGCCTGGACGCCGCCGCCGAAGGTCGATTACCTGAAATGGGCAGAGGACAATATCGTCCTTTCCGAACGCGAAAGCCCGTATCCGGGACCGTACAACCGGAATCTCTTTGGCTATTTCGACGAGGTCCTGCGGGCGATGTCGCCGGATGATCCGTGCCGGATCGTGACGCTGAAAAAAAGCGCGCAGCTCGGCGGAACGGTCCTTGCCAACATCTTCTGCTGCGGCTCGCTCGAAATGGTGCCGGGCGACTTTCTTTATGTCCACCCGACAGAAGGCAATGCGCAGCGCTGGTCAAAGCAAAAACTGGCGCCGATGCTGAAAAACACTGCTTCGCTCAGGGCTCTGTTCCCGCAAAAGAGCAGGGATGGCGGCGACTCGGTTCTTTACAAGGAACGGCGCGACGGCCGGGGCGCTATCCAGATTTCCGGCGCGAACTCCCCTGCGTCGCTCTCCATGGTGACCATGAAGAACCAGGTCCAGGACGATCTGGCGAAATGGGAGACAAACTCGGCCGGTGATCCGGAAGCGCAAGCGGATTCGCGCAGCCAGGCGCATGAATTCGCCAAGATCACGAAGATCTCGACACCGATGGTTCTTCCCGGATGCCGAATTTCCCGAAATTACGAGGACGGCAGCCAGGAGCAGCCGTTTGTACCGTGTCCGCATTGTGGTCACATGCAGGTCCTTGAGTGGGACAACATGCTGGCCAACCTGGAGGAAGAGCATCCGGAGCGCGCGCATTTCGTTTGCACCGACCCTGAGTGCGGCGGGGTGATCGAAGAGCATCACCGGCCTGCGATGCTCAAGCAGCTGGAATGGCGTGCGGGCAATGAGAACGCCAAACGTCAGCACCGGTCTTTCTGGATCTGGTCTGCTTATTCGGTTCTGCAGACTTTTGAGCGGATTGCGCGATCCTGGTTGAAGGCCAAGGGCGACCCTGCCAGCGAGCAGACATTTATGAACGATGTCGTCGGGCTTGCTTATGAGGCCGCCGGCGACGCGCCGCCCTGGGAGGACCTGCGCGACCGGGCCGCGGTGTCGGAATATTCCAAGGGGCAAATTCCTGCCGGTGCCGTGTTCATCACGCTCGGGATCGACGTTCAGGGCGACCGGCTGGAATGGCAACTTGTCGGCTGGGACCGGAACCTCCGCCGTTTCGTGATCGATTACGGGGTTGTTCCTGGCTATATCGGCGAAAAGTCGACCCGAGGCCTGCTCGATGTCCTGGTCAATAACGAATGGCCGAATGCGTATGGGCATCGGCTCAGACCCGACATGACGGCGATCGACGGCAATGCCTATACGACCGATGTCTGGGGATGGGCGCGGCGCTTTCCGGCGGCGCGCGTGATCATGGTTCGCGGTGCCAGGTCAGAGACCGCACCGCGCTTGCAACGGGTCAAGCAGGAGTACAACGAGAAAACCGGCAAGGTGAAAAAGTATTCCCGCCGGTTCTACAACTTCAACAGCTCGATCATGAAACTCGGGCTCTACAAGAACATCCGCAAGACCGATCCGCTTGAGCCGGGTTTTGTCTCGTTTCCGTGTGGTCTTGATGACGAATATTTCCGTGGGCTGACGGCCGAGCGCCGGGTCGCAAAAAAGAACAAGGACGGTTTTGAGGTCTGGCGCTGGACAAAAGATCCGCTGCAGGCGAACGAGCCGCTCGATACCATGAACCAGGCGGAAGCCGCGGCAACAAAACTCGGTCTGCGGTCCATGCCCGGCGCTGTCTGGGATGGCCTGGAGGCAGACCGCTGCACGCAGGCAACCGACGTCCAGCTCGATATGGAAGATCTCCCGCTTGCACCGAAACCGGCTGAAGAGCCAGCAAAGCCGAAAGACAATCCCTTTGCACGTCTTGCCAAATCCTTGAACGGGTAATCATGCGAACATCAGTGCCGTCATTTCCGCGCTCGGAAGTTCTTCCGGAGCAAACTCAGCCGTCTGCGCAATTCCTGCGTCCGGACAGCAGCGGGTTTCTCGCCGGCTGGCCGCGTCCAGTATTGCGCGAGACCTCGCACGACGTGCGTCAGGCGTGGTCGTCGGTCGCATCGCGCGCGATTGAATCCATCCATAATTCGGGCTGGATGAAAGGCGCCGTCGACCAGGCTGTCGGTGATACGATCGGCAACGGATTGAAGCTGAACCCGAAACCGGATTGGCAGGTTTGCGGGTTTTCCAGCCAGGCAGAGGCAAGCGAATGGGCGCGGAATGTCGCGACCCGCTTCCGGTCCTACGCACGCAACCCGATGGAATGCGATGCGCGCGGCAAGATGACCGTTGCCAAGATGGCAAAAACCCAATTGCAGTCGCATTACGCCTTTGGGGAAGGTGTGGCGCGGACGGTCCTGCGAAAGCGGCCGAATTCGCTCACCCGCACCAAGATCCAGCTGCTCACGCCGCTCCGGATCACGCAGGAGACCCGTGAAGAGGTCCGCCTGCATCAGGGCGTCTACCAGGACGCGGACGGCATGGCGATCGGGTATCGGGTCCGGGCCCGCCAGAACGGTTTTGACAAAACCGTCGATATGCCGGCGCGTGACAAAGACGGGCGTCCGTTGATCATTCACACTTTTGACGGCGACGCTGATCAGACGCGCGGGATTTCGCCGTTCGCGGCTATCCTGAAAGTGTTCCGGCAGGTCGACCAACTTGCCGATGCGACCCTTGTTGCTGCACTTCTGCAGACCGTTTTCGCCGCGACCATCAAGTCAAATGCCCTTTCTGAAGAGGTTTTTGAAGGGCTCAGCGCCAAGGGTGACGGCGAGGGCGAAGCCGCGCTCTCAAATGAACTTCAGGCGTTTTTTGACGCGAAAAGCGCGTGGTCCAAAAACGCGAAGATCGATTTAGGCGCGCACGGCAAGATCGCGCACCTGTTCTTTGGCGAAGAGCTTCAATTCCACAACACCAATCATCCGCACAACAATTATCTGCCGTTCATGCGGAACCTTCTGCGCGAGATCGCCCGTGCGATCGGCGTGTCCTATGAGGCGCTCGCCTTCGACTATGAAGGCGCGACCTATTCGAGCGTTCGCATGGGGATCGCGTCACTCTGGCCGCAGGTTGTGAGCCGCCGTGAGGATCTGAGCGTGCCGTTCTACCAGGCTGTTTATGACGCCTGGCTCGAAGAGCAGATTTTCAATCGCTGGATCGCGTTTCCAGGCGGGTATCGGAACTTCCTTCGGGTTCGCGCCGCGGCAACTCAAGCCGACTGGAACGGCCCGGCCAAACCGACAGCCGATGATCTGAAGTCGGCCAAATCCATGGGCGAGCGCCTGGAGCGCGGCGTTTCCAGTCTCTCCATCGAGTGCAGCGAGCTCGGGCACGAGTGGGAGGATGTTGCCGACCAGAGAGCACGCGAGTCCCAGAAATTCGAGGACCTCGGTCTTTCAGATCCGCATGCGTCCAAAGGGTCTCCACTGGCCGGAAAGGCCGGTGAGGAAAACGAGGAAGACCAAGACGACGAGGACGAGGACGACAAGTCCGACGAGGACAAAAAACCACCGGAGGACGACGACTGATGGCCAGCCTCTTTGACGGCATCGACACGACCGATCCCTGCCTCGTCTGGCCGATGCTGCAGACCGCTTATTACAAGCTTGCCGCCGGCGAAAGTGAAGTCCGGGTCAAGTACGCAGACTTCGACGTCACGGTGCAGCCCGCCAGCATTCAAGAGCTGGAGGTTTTGATCACTCGGCTCAAAGGCGAGTGCAACCGCAAGCAAGGTATCCGCACCCGCTTTGCCATGCGCGGCGGATTTTAGGAAAGCGATCCCATGCCGGAAATCAACGAACTGAGTTACCTCCGGGCAGCTTCGCAGGTGTTCGACACGCCTTTGCTGCTGTCAGAAAGCCAGGGCCTTTTGATGGGTGAATATCTGGCCGCGCGCATGCTCGGCCAGGCAACAGTGGAGCCGCAGGGCAACCGGTTCCGCGGCGAGGAAGTGATTGAACCGGATGCGGACGGGCCGGCATGGCAGGGATATGCGCGGATCGGCAGCGTCGCCCGTATTCAGCTCATGGGCGAGCTGGTAAACCGCGGTGCCTGGATGGGTTCCTACTCCGGCATGACGTCATATGAGGGTTTCGCCGAGCAGCTGACCAGGGCCGCAGCTGACGATGAAGTCTCGACCATTCTGCTCGATGTGAATTCACCAGGCGGTGCCGCTGCCGGCATGTTCGAAAACGCGCGCCTGGTTCAGTCTGTTTCCGAGCAGAAACCCGTGATTGCCGTTGTAAACTCTCTTGCCGCTTCTGCCGCTTACGGGCTTGTGAGCGGTGCTTCGAAGATCGTCATGACGGAAAGCTCGGAAGTCGGATCGATCGGCGTTCTCTGGCTGCATTTCGATCGCAGCAAGCAGATGGACAGTCGCGGGGTCAAGGCAACCATCATCCATGCCGGTGCGCGCAAGGTCGACGGTCATCCGTTCGGTCCGCTGGAAGGCGACGCGCTGTCCTCGATCGAGGGCCGGATCAACTCGATCATGTCCCGCTTTGTGTCCCTGGTCTCCGGGCACCGGGGACTGGAGGACGCGGCGATCCGCGACCTGGAAGCGAACACGCTGTTTTCGGACGAGGCGATCTCGGCCGGTCTTGCCGATGAAATTGGCACATTCGACGAGGTCCTTGAAGATCTTTCCCGCGCCCGCGTCGGGCGCACAATCTCGCAGCAAAGGAGACTATCCATGAGCGGGAACAACCAGCAGCCCGATGCATCAGCTTCGGGCATTACACAGGAGCAGCTTGAAAGCGCTGTTGAACTGGCTATTGCAGATGCCATTGTGGCGGCAACCATTGCCGAACGCAGTCGCATCAAGGCCATTCTGGACGGTGAAGAGGCAAAGGGCCGGGAGGATCTCGCCCGTCACTTTGCCTTTGATACGGACCAGAGCCCGGAGGCAGCGACTGCCGCACTCGGGAAATCTCCGAAGGCCAAGGTCGAGGCGAAAGAAGACGAGGATTTCGAGTCCCGCAAGGACAAAGCGTCCACTGATACCGATCTTGACCTCGGCGGACCGATCAAAACTGAAAAACAGCGCTCCGGCCTTTCCAGGGCTGTCGACCGGTTCGTTCCCGCCACCTGATCCAACATTCGCGTTTCACGACATCTGACCTCGACCTCAACGGGCCGGGGAACACCTTTACTCGGCTGATTGAAAGGGATTTCAACATGCTGCCGCACTACACAATGACCCAGCCGAAGGGTCTGACTTCGGTTCTGAAATGGGAGGCCAATCCCGACTTTTCGCGCGAAAGTGCCGTTCTGCTTGCAGGCAGTGGCGCCGTTCGCACCATTGCCGTCGGCATGATTGTTGCCATGCTGGCAACCGCGAGTGCGACCACTGCGTCCGTCGCGGCAGATGCCGGCAATACGGGCAACGGCGTCATGACCATGTCAGCTCCTGCGGTCACCGGTGCGGTGAAAGAGGGCATCTACAAGGTGGTTTGCACCGACCCGGCTACCAATGGCGGTACGTTCGAGGTCACCGACCCGAATGGCGATTCCGTCGGCACGGCCAAGGTCGGCGCGGCCTTCACCAAGCAGGTGCGGTTCACGATCGCGGACGGTGGCAATGACTTTGCTGCCGGTGACCGCTTCGAGATCACCGTCACCGGTGCAGACATCAATCCGAATGCCGGCAAGGCCGTTGCCTGGGACCCGACCGCGTCTGACGGGTCCGAGGTCCCGTGGGGCATCGCCGCGACCGCGGCAGAAGCGCAGGACGGTGTTGATCTCGATATCGGCCTCGTCGTGCTTCGCCGGGATGCGCTTTGCTTTGCCAATGGCATCGTCTGGCCGGACGGGGTGACCGATGCGCAGAAGGCAGTCGCCCTGCAGGATCTCGAAAAACAGGGGATCGTGGTCCGCACCACGTAACCCGCCAAGGAACCAGACCAAGGAAACCGGGGCCGGCACAGCCGGCCTTTTTCATGAATTCCGGCTGCGCCGGATCCCACCAGGAGTGAAAGGCTATGCCGGAAATTCTTTTTCCCTATTCGAATGTCGAGCTGACCGAAGAGGTCAACCGCATTCCAAACAACTTCGGGATGCTCAATGCGCTGAATATTGCGCCGAGCGAACTGATGGCGTCACGCTTTGTGCGCATCGACTTCCGCGACGGCCAGCTCGTCGTCCTTGCGGCCGATGAACCGGGCGCACCAGGCCAGATGTCCGAGCAGGACGATGTCGGCGGCACGATCCTCATGATCCCGCATTTCCCGCATCTAGAAACCATCAAGGCCGAGGACCTGGTCGGCGGTGTTGAAGTGATCAACGGCGTCATGAATGCCCGAAACCTGAGCACCGAGTCAGCGCGGCGCCTCAACACGATCCGGGGTCATCACGCGATCACGCTGGAATATATCCGCATGGGTATGCTTCGCGGCCTGATCAAGGATGGCAAGGGTCGCACTATGTACGATCTTTTCAGCGTTTTTGGCCTCACCAAAAAGACCATCGACTTCAAGCTTGGCACCGCCAGTACAAACCTTGTCGAAAAATGCGAGGAGGTGATCGACCACGTTCAGACCAATCTGAAGGGTGAGACCTCGACGCAGATCGAAACCGTCGTGTCGCCGTCGTTCTTCAATCGCTTCGTTTCGCATACGAATGTGGAAAAGTTCTGGATCCAGACGCAGCAGGCATCCAGGCTTCAGGACTTTGAGCGCGAACGCCTCGGCGGCAATTGGGGTCGGGTTCTCGAATATGGGCAGATCCTGTTCCGCGAGTACAAGGGAACCTTCCCGGTTCGCAACACGGCGGGTGCGATTACATCCGAGCCGATCGTCGAGGCAGGCAAGGGGCACGCCTATCCTGCCGGCACGCAGAACCTGTTCCGCACTTACAAGGGGCCGGTGCACCACATCGACATGGTCAATGTTGCGCCTGATGCTTCCGACCCGATCTATGTGTCGAGCAAGGTTCTGGACCACGGTGCGGGCGTTGAGATGAAATCTCAGTCCAACCGCATCGCGGTCTGCAAGCAGCCGAACCTCGTCGTCGAAGTCTTTTCTTCGGACTGATTGGACGCAAATGCGCTCTGATATTGCAAAAAGAGCTGTCGACGCTGCCTTTGAACGGCTTGGCGTCGACAGCCAGTACGGGTCGACACCCTGCAAGCTCCTGTTCGAGAGCGACGATGATGTCGGCATCGACTTTGGTGGCGCGTCTCGTCCGGTCGGCCGGGAAACCATCTTCCTGGTGCGCGACAGTGAAGTGGCGCCGGCAGACGGCGGCACCTTCACGGTGAACAGCGAAACGCATAGGGTTGTTGCCAAGCCGGTGCTCAAGGATGCCGCCAGGCTCGTCTGGCGCTGCCGCGTGGTTGTTCAAAATGCCTGATATCAAGCTCGCTGCCTTCGGCAACCTGCAGAAGGAACTCGATCGGCAAACCAACGAAGTTGCGAGTGCCATTTATGAGGCGACTGACGACGTTGCGGCTGCAGTAAAGAAACGGTTCCGGCAGCAGGTCACCTCTGCCGGTCTCGGCAACCGGCTGGCAAAGACCTGGCGTCACCGGACCTATCCAGGCCGCAACGTGCTAACCTTGGAGCCTGCGGCGCTGATTTGGTCGAAGGCACCGCAAATCGTGTCGGCGTTTTCGTCGGGCGATCCGATCCGCTCGACTAGGCCGGGCGGTTTCCTGGCCATACCTACCGATTTTGCACCAGCCACCCGCAAACGCGGCGCCCGTGGCCGGCGTATGTCCATGGAAGACTTTTTGGAGACCTTCGGCCTCGACAGCCTGAAGGTTTTCTCAAAACCCGGCAGCGGCAACCGGGTTTTCTATGCGATCGCCGAAAGGGGTTTCAGGAGATCAGGCGGCAAGAAACGCCGGTCCCGGCTCGTGAAACAGGGCGGGCGCATCAAGTCGCAACCCGTTTTGATGTACGTGCTTGTCAAGCAGGTCCGGCTCGCGAAGCGCTTCGACATTGATTCCGTTGCCGCGATTGCCGAGCAACTTTATATCCCGCGCGTCGTTACAGGAATTGCACGGAGGCTCGGTCAATGAATTCCGATACGGCGCTTACAGCCCTCGCGGCCGTCCTGACGACGCTTGCCTCGGCAGAGACCTCTATTCCGTCGGTTCACCGGAACGAACCGCTGGAACAGATGCTGGAAGCACTCGAAGGCGGCGCCAAAGGCTTTGCCAACCTGATCGACGGCGACATTCGTGTCGATAACACGCTGATCGGCGGCGGTTCGGTCTATGAGCTGACACTGCTGCCGCAGCTGGAAGTCATCGTCAGCGGTGACACGGACGCCGATCGCAGGGCCGCGCTCTCGGCGATCGTCAACGCCGTTGCCGCGGCGATCGACACTGATCTGACGCTCAGTGGTGCCTGCGAAAACAGCCGCGTTGCCGGCATCCAGCGCAGCGGCCTTGTGACCGACGGGGTGCCGAACCTTGCCGGGCTGATCATCGCCCTGGAGGTCGAGCTGACCTCGGACCAACCCTTCTGACCACTTCATAGGTGACACATGACCGCGAAACGAACGACGGCCGCGCCGAAGGCGGGCCACTTTGTGCTGCTTGAGGACCACGGCGACCTGGTGCGCGGAAAGGTTCTCTGGCTTGAGCCGGACGCCATCAAGGCGCTTGACGGAAAGATCCGTCCGGCGAGCGAGCGAGACAAGTCCATTGCCGCAGTGAGCGGCTGATCCAAAGGAGCATCCCATGGGAACGACAGCCAAACCGCGCGGCAAGACCGCGAACCTCCTGTTCGGCACGCAGACCGCGTTCGATACAGCTGCGATCGGCAACTATATCTCGACGTTCTTTTATTCAGAGAACCTCGGAGAATCCGAACCGTTCGAGCAGAACCCGCTGATCGGCCTGGCGCGGAACAACAATCGCGATGCCACCGAGCCGCAGCCGGGTCTTTTGACGGCGTCCGGCGATATCGTCGTACCGCTCGACGCAAATCACTTTCCCTATTGGCTGACCATGCTGTTCGGTGCTCCTGTCACCAGCGGGGCAGGGCCCTACACACACGTGTGGACGTCCGGCAGCGAAGAGCTGCCCTGGCGGACCATTGAAGTTGAAAAGCGCGCCGGCGCAGCGTTCTACCAGAACATTGGTGTCTTCACGAACGGCTTCTCTCTGGATGCGGCCCGAAGTGGTGGCTTCCGCCAGGTGACGCTGAACTGCCTGTTGCGCAACCAGGTCAAGCTCTCCAGCACAGGCGGAGGCTCGCCTGCGGCGATGGTGCCGACATCCTTGCTGCCGGCGTCGCAGGGGCTGTTGCGGGTCAACAGCGTTCTTGCCGGCAACTTTCTCGGTGCGTCGATCAACTATCAGAACGGCTTTTCTGAAGACGGTTCGATCAACGGCACCAAGTTTGTCGCCGGGTTCGACCTGGACGACGAGGCACAGCTAACCGGCAACGGCCGGGTCCGGTATGTCGACGATACCTATTTCGACATCATGAGCGCCGGGGATCCGGTGGCGCTCGAACTGGAGTTTGGTGAAGCCGCGGATGCAAAGATCAACTTTGCAATGCCGGCGGTGCGCTTCGACCGGGCACCGTTCGCACCGATCAACGGTCCCGGCCGTCTGGAATCGGAATTCGGGTTCCGCGCCGAGCAAACCATCGGCGCACCGATGCTCACCGTAACCGTCACCAATAATGTCGACAGCTATGCCGTTTAAACCAACCGAGTTTTCGTTCGAGGGCCGCACCGTTGAGTTTCCTCACGGTGCGGTCCTCACCATGCGTCCGGCCAATTCCATTGACGTTGACCAGGCGCAGGCCGAATCCAGCCGTGCGATCCGGGACATGATCCTGTCGCGCAATGCGCTCACTGTTTACGGCGTGCCGCAGAGCCTGATTGATCATGATCTGCGCCTGGAACCGGAGGCGGATGGCGAAGACGAGACGGACGAGGAGTAGTTTGTTGCCGACCGTTTCCGCAACTTTCTGGGTCTTTCTTCCTTCATTGCCAGCGTGCTGCTGTTTGAGCAGCTCGTCACGCAGTGGGAGACCGTTGCCGGCGAAGACGACGAGCCACTTGCGATCAACCGGACGACGATCGGCCGGTTTCTGCTGCATCCGGACATGAAAAAGAAGTTCGATTCCATTGCCTATTCCGTCCAGTTCGCGGTTCGAGAAGAGGGAAACGGATCGGCCGTCTCGCAGCCTGGTTCGGGCGAGGCGGAGAACGATACTGCGAAGGCTGCAAAGAGCTGAACCAGAATTGCGGGCAGAAATGTCCGATTGAGAAGAACCAGCCGCAAACGGGGCTCGGTCATCTGGCCGTGCGGCTGGCGACGGGGGCAGGGGTGTGGCGTCAATCCGACCAGGACGGACGCCGCACCGGCCTCCTGATCGGCGAGGCACTTGCCCGCGCCGGAGACCTTTCCGCATCGGAGGCAGGCATCGTGTCGAACTTTCTCGCTCAATACGAAACTGCCTTCCTTGATCCTCCCCCTTTGAAGTGGTCCGCCGTTATGTTTAGGAGCGCAGCGAGGATTCAGAATGCCCACGAAACGTCATAAGCCAGAAGAAATCGTATCGAAGTTGCGGCAGGTTGAAGTCCATGTCGGTCAGGGAATGTCGCGTATCGATGCCATCCGGCAGGTTCGCATTGCCGAGCAGACCTACCACCGGCGGCGCAAGCAGTTGGCGGGATGGGAACCGACCAACTGAAAGAACTCAAACGCCTTCAGAAGGAAAATGAACGTTTGCGCAAGGCGGTCTCTGACCTAACCTTGGACAAGTTGATCTTGTCGGTAGCTGCGAAGGGAAACTTCTGAGCCCGCCCGCCGTCGAGCCTGCATAAATCATATCCGTCAACATCTCGGCGTGTCAGAGCGTCGAACTTGTCGTGTCTTGGGCCAGCACCGGTCCACACAGCAGAAGCATCCCAAAGGACGGGCAGATGAAGAACGGCTTGTGGCGGACATGATTGAGCTTGTCCGCCAGTTTGGCCGTTACGGCTACCGGCGTATCGCTGCTTTGCTCAGAGAAGCCGGCTTGCATGTGAATGACAAGCGCATCGAGCGACTGTGGCGACGAGTGGGGCTTAAAGTGCCAATGAAACAACCAAAGAGAGGGCGGCTCTGGCTGAATGACGGATCATGTGTCCGGCTGCGACCGGAATATCCCAATCATGTCTGGAGTTATGACTTCGTGCATTGCAGAACCAATGATGGAAAGGCGTTCCGGACCTTGAACATCCGGGATGAACATACCCGCGAATGCCTGGTGATCCGAGTGAAGCGAAAGCTCAATTCCACCGACGTGATTGACGCGCTGACAGATCTCTTCATTCTTCGGGGTGTCCCAGCCTGCATCAGATCGGACAACGGGCCGGAATTCGTTGCTCAAGCCGTCAGGGACTGGATCAACGCTGTGGGTGCCAAGACCGCGTACATCGAACCTGGTTCGCCATGGGAAAACGGATACTGCGAGAGCTTCAACGCCCGTTTCCGAGATGAACTGCTTGACGGAGAAACCTTCTACAGCCTGAAGGAAGCGCAAATCCTGATTGAACAATGGAAGAAACACTACAATACCAAGCGTCCACACAGCGCCTTGGGATACCGACCACCGGCACCGGAGACCATCATCCAGATGGACCGCAGCCCAGTCATGCACTAA